TCGGGCTTCTTCTGCCTGGTATTTGGTCAAGTTGTTAACACGCTTGGGTGATCCTTTCTCCCAACCCGGACGTTCTTTAAAGATGTACTTGAATTCTCGAATCTTTTCAATGATTGCATCTTTGCCTCCGCCTTGCAGAACATCATTAAGGATGTCACTAAGGAACTCCTGAATTACCTTGGGTGTGTCACTGCGCTTTAGATCCAAGCCCATGGCCTTGACCTTGCCGGGCTTGCCTTCAACATCCAGTCGTTTGCCTTCTTTGTCAATGATCATCACAGCGTAACGCTTCTTGGTAATGAACAGGCCTTTGCTGGCAACAATCTCTCGACCACCTTTGATGATGGATCCATTTTCTCTGGGACAATGAAATGCTTGCTCCATGAATCCCGGAAAACTGGCATTAACTTGTTCAGCAATTGAATCATACAATTGGATACAAATTTCTTTTGACCACTCCATGCGACCTTCGTTGACTTCGGACTTGAGCACACCCCAGGCACTAAAATAACAACTATCAGTGTCGCCATAAATTATGGTTTCACCAGTGTGATCATATTTGCCAGTTACACATTCATTGACATAGGCGTCCATGTGCTTGGCAATAGCACGACCTGTGAGTGTGGTACTCTGTCCAATACGCTTGTCGAAGAATCTACAACCTGGATTCAAAATAGCACCATACAGGCTGTTCAAGTTAATCTTTTTAACTAACTGACGTTTATCCCAGTATTCTTCTTCGGCCTTAGTTGAACAAGCTTTGAGTTTGGCCTGCATGTCTTTACGTTCAGCATACCAACGCTTGAGCAAGCCGGGAATGATGCCTTCCTTGTCATAGGTGAAGATAGTGCCGTTGGCTGACAGTATCCAAGGATGATTACTGTCAAAAATTATTTTCCAAATCTCCGCGGCACTGTGCACACTTTCATCACCGTCTTGCCAGTCAATGGTGATCTCTGTGCCACGTTGCTGTTCCATCACAGCAGTGTATTCCAGGCTGCCAAACAAACCCTCCCAAGCAGCCGCAAAACTCATGTTTTGGGACTGTCGGTCACGAATGTATTTGTCAGTCATGACCGGTCTGAGTTGTCCAACAATTGTTTCGGGCCCCATGTTAAGAGCACGGATTGCTGACGGGTAGAGCGAGTTAATGTCAATGGAACCAATGTATTCGTGAATCCCTTTTTTGGGATAAGCAACATAGGCACCTGCGGCTTGCGTATCATCATCTGTGAGTCTCTGTTGTCGGTTGGGAACTACTAAACCACGTTCGTGGGCTTCATTGATAATTGCTTGTTCAGTAACTGCCACAGCACCCATGGTGGTTTGTAACAGCACTGTGTTTTCATGTGCCAGGGTATTAGCCAAGTCCAAGAAACGCAGTTTCTTGTCAATGGCAGCTAGTCCATTTACGTCTTGCCGGTTGTACTCAATAAATGTTTTGAAATTTTGATTGTACAGTTGGTCAAGTGTGCCTTCAAACTTGGTCTTGCTGCCAAGGTCTTCGTACTCAAGGATGGCATCTAAACTGTAGCTATGACGTTCTTCATATGTGTACTTGCGATACAGTTGCATGTAGTCAAGGTGCACACGCCCAATTAAATCATATGTTTGTTGTTCTGAACCAAAACGTTCAAACATGCGCGGCTTAGGCAGTTGGTTTAGTAGACAAAATCGACGAGTATCATCTTTGCTAAGGACCCGAATACATCTGTTGATGGTGTAGGGAATGTCATAGCCCTCTGAATTCCATCCACTGACCACATCTGCATCTTCAATGAGATTTAAGAATGTGTCAATAAGTTCAGCTTCGGTTTCATACACAAAGGTGTTGGGGAACTCGGCAGCAATTTCTCTAGCAGTTTCTTGACTCATGTGCCGGGGAGGGACCACCACCGTCACCAATTGATCTAACCAATCCAAATACACCGATATAGCAGTGATGGGATTGAATGGATCATCGGGTCTGCTGAAGCCACGTTGTGGATCAAAGTCTACTTCAATGTCAAAAAATGCTGTGTGCAGTTTTGGTCCGTCTTGACCTTTGTAGTTTTCTTCCAAGCAACGAAATATGGGATTTATATCACTCTCATACAATCGCTTGCTGGAGTGCATTTTGGTTTCCTTGCGAAATTCCTTGTTGTTGCGTGTGCTGAAACGACTGACAGGTGTGCCATAGATGCTTTGGAATTTGCCTCTGGGATCGTCGTAGTAAAAAATGTAGTTGGCTGGATACTCTCGGTATTGCCTTTCACCATCGCGGCGTTCTACAATGTGAATGCGATCGTGTTCACGATCAAAAAGTGCGTCAATATAACTCATAGTCTCCGTTTGTGGCCGGTAAGCCGTGATTCATGCCCGTAAAGTGAGCGGCGCTTGTTGTTACTTATAATTGTTGATTTCAGAAATAACTTTTTCTAACTTGTTTGGCCAATCATGCTTGAATTTTCTAAGCAACCGTCGGTTGTGTTCTGCACGTTGTTCAAAATCCTCTAGCGTTTGTTTATTATACACAATGTGCCTGGCATTGTCAAGCTCATCTAGTATTTTTACTTGACGAGTTATGCTATTCGATTCGGTGTCATAACTGTGATTAACTACATCGTCGAACACGTCAAACCCCTGGCTTCTGAGAATATTCATTGCTCCGGGTTCGCAATACAATAAAAATGGTCTTGGAAGCTGTAGTGCTCTAAACACTTTTTCACTGAATGCTATAACGTTGGGGTAATCAAAATATGTTTCAATAACCAAACTCAAACGACTATCACAAACTACTTGTTCTAATTCCCCAGAAAAATTTTGAAATGGCACGTGCGATCTCATTTGTTCATGCTCTTTTTCAAAAATTTGACAACCTTGCTCAAACACCCATTGATATAATGCAGATTTGTTATTTTTATCAATGTCCTGATGTAATGGTAATTTTAATTTTTTATAGTCTAATAAAAAAGAAACCCAGCCTTGATCAATCAAATTACGACGAACTAATTGATAAAACCAGCATTGTCTCATTTGATCAGTACGATTAATAAAGCAATTAAACAATCGTGTGGGCATGTTGTTTTGATATTGCGGACAATAACTAAATGACCCCCAATATTCTGGCCATAAAGGTTGATAGTTAAAATTAGAAATCACATTGTCAGTTATTACCAGATTATAATCTCTATAATTTTCAGCCACACGATCCACCAGCCGTACATGAATTTTTTTGTCAGCAATGTTTTGTTCAAGCAATTTGCGTAGGGTCATTTCAAAATCTACACATCCGCTTGACTGCCATATCTGGTCAGTGAAAGGTTTGTCAATATAACTCATTTTGTCTCCTGGCAATTGGTATGTAAACTAAACTACTGTGTTGATAAGCCGTCATACTCAAATAATACTGTTAAGAAATTGTAATGAAGATTGATTCTTGGACTCACACACTTTGTAAAAGTTTCCAGATAATATATGATTTTGATTGTGTAAGGACGATTTGTGCACACAACTGTTGAGGTCTTTTAAATTGATGTCCTTGAGATCATCAATCAATTGAACAATTTGTTGGAACCTTGATAAATTCCCAGCGTCATTGTCCCAGTGTCGATTAAATTCATAGTCAAATTGAAATCCTAGCTTTTCTAATATCTTGTAGATATGGTATTGTCCTGCTGGAACTAATGCTGTTCCAGCCACTAAACATTTGAGAGTTTTTTCTGTAATGTACGGCCCTGGGTAAATGAATTCTTTATCGTCAACTATCATATAACTGTAATGAAAACTTTCGTTAGAAAAATGTACCACAGCATCGGTGTACCATGGCTTCCAAGGATTACCAGATGATGAATGATCAGTCTGTGTCTTTGAAAAATCGTCTAAGCGAAGTTCTTTGCCCAGATATTTTTCTTGGAATTTTGTTGTAAGTTGATCTAACACAGTATTTCCGGTCAGTTGCCAATTGTGTACGTTTTTATCTTCAACCCAGTTTCCTAAAATTATCAAACTTTCATCTGCGGCAACTTCAAGTAACTTAGTGGTAATCCAAACTTTACTCTGTGAGACTCGATTACAAACTGTGCTAAATTTATAATTTCTCTCATGAGATACTGGATTGCCAAACCACTCAAGCATTAGGTCTGTCTGTACATGCCAATAAAAAAACGGCAGAAAAATCAGTCTTTCGTGGTCTGACGGCATAGGTTCGCCGTCATATAAACAAACTATAGTTCCAGTAACTTGACCAACTTGTTGTAATAGCCAATCAAGATTAACTGCTTCTATGTGATATGAAACAAAATAAAAATCATAGCCGTCGGGCAAACTTGCCTTTTGGTGCCAGTTATGACCTAGTACAAGATATATTTTTGCACTAGATTTAATTTGCCCGAGCCAGTTATATGCTGGAATGTCTGGCACTTGATCTTTTGGGCCACACCAGACATTTGGATAAAACATTGACATGGTATTATAATGTTTTACCAACTGTTTCTAAAATTGTTTCCAGCAACTCATGATCCTGTTTGGCTTTGCCAAACTCGGCTTTGTGTGCAACCCTGATTGCTTTTTTAAGCACAGCAGGTTTGATCTCTAACTCCTCGGCAATGGCTTTGATAGTGTCATTGAGCCCGGCATTGAGGGTTTCAACTTCGTGCATGACTTGCATGCCTTCATTGATGATTTGTGTGAGTTTGAGCTTTTGCTCACCATTAAAAGTTTTAATATCCATAAGTCCTCGGTAAAATTCAATTATACTAGCAAGTTTTCTATTTGTCAATACCTATAAGCATCAGGCTTGTATGGTCCGGCTTGATTGACACTGATATAGTTTGCTTGTTCTTCTGTTAACTCAGTGAGTTCAGCATAACATCTTGTAAGGTGCAGTCTAGCCACCATTTCATCTAAGTGCTTGGGCAACACATAAATCTCACCAATTTCATAGTTGTTGGTATTAGTGTAAAGTTCAATCTGCGCCAACACTTGATTGGTAAAACTGTTGCTCATCACAAAGCTGGGGTGGCCTGTACCGCAACCCAAGTTCACCAAGCGGCCTTTAGCCAACATGATGATACGTTTGCCGTCGGGGAACACAACGTGGTCCACCTGGGGCTTGATTTCTTCCCATTGTAAATCGCCTAAACTTGCAACATCGATCTCATTGTCAAAGTGTCCGATGTTGCAGACAATGGCATTGTTTTTCATACGGCTCATGTGATCAAAGTTGATGACATTCACATTGCCGGTGGCTGTGACAAATATGTCGGCTTTGTCTGCGGCATAGTCCATGGTGACAACTCTGTATCCCTCCATGGCAGCTTGCAATGCACAAATAGGATCAATTTCTGTGACCCATACCTGTGCACTGAGACTGCGTAATGCGGCGGCCGAACCTTTGCCCACATCACCGTATCCTGCAACCACAGCCACTTTGCCAGCAATCATCACGTCAGTGGCACGTTTGATACCATCTACTAGACTTTCTCTACAGCCATACAAGTTGTCAAACTTGCTTTTGGTCACACTGTCGTTG